TAGTTTGTTTGTCGTATGATAAACATCTCTAAACAATTGTCTTGTTTGAGATCCAGGTTGCATTTCAGTTAGATAGTTTGTTCTTTGGATTGATCCAATTCTTGTTTTACCAAAAGTATCTATTGTATTGTCTTCTAGGATAGAAGGCACCAGCTTCTTTACAACATCTTCAACAAACTCACCTAAAGTAAAAATTAATCTACCTTTCTTGGTGTAGTGTTCGTAAAACCATTTTTGAAAATAAGTTAACTCAACTAAAATATCGCCCATGTTTATAACATACTCTTTGCCTAGAGATCTAGCATTAATATTTCCTAGGCTGGTAAAGTGTGCAATTTTTCTATCGTCTTCATTAAGTTGTCTATATGCTGCTGCAATTAAAGCTCTAACTGGAAAGAATACTATGTCTCCAAATTTCTTATCTCCAGCGGAAGTTGACTTAAGACCCTTTGGAGCATTAAAAGAAGAGCCAGCAAGATTATCTATTAGTGTCTCTTTTTGTTTAGCATTCACACCCTCTATAGAACTTAAAATAATATTATCTTTAAAATCTGCAACAGAAAAACTGGTTGGGATCTCATATAGAAGAATGTCCCTTAAAGCACCTTTTGTATTCCTGTCTTTGACAACCAAATTTAAAAATGCCTTCATGGAGAAGTCTCTAGTGTTATTTGTATTAGAGGCTGTTGATTTTGTAGCAAAGTTTATCTTAAAAACATCCATGTGTGATATCATGCTGTCAAGGAAGTTGGGCTTTACATACAAAGATAACTTGTCTTTTAAACTATTGATTTCAATATTTAATGTTTTTAATTGTTTCTTTTCTATATTAACTTTCTTTTCTAATTTTAGAATTTGATTGGTCTGCTGAGACTGTCCTCTAATCCTAGCAGCACCTTTTCTTTTCTTTATCACTAATCTAGATTCTTTTATTGATTTTTCTAATTCTTTTCTTTTCTTTCTTTTTTCTGTATAAGATTGAATAAATTTTTTAATTTGTGGGTTTTCAGTTGAAAGGGCATTAATTTCTGGAATGTTTTCAGTTATTGAAATATCACTTGTTTCTTTTAATAAATCAAAATCTTGTTTTGATGTATAATCTACAGTGAGTCTTACAGAACCATTTTGCTCAATATTAAAATTATGCCTGTAATAATTTAAAATAAATCTTTTTCTTTCTCTTCTTAAAATTTCTTCTTGAATTCCAGGTGGAATAATTGTAGGATCTGTAAACTTTGTGTTTAATGAGTAGCCGTACTCTAATACTATTTGTTCTGTCTCTTGAGAAAGAGGAGCCATAACCTTTAAAAAACTAAAAGGAGTTGGCAAGTCTCTGTTTGGAAAATTTAGCTCTCTTGTTAGGATTCCTAAGTTTTGAAAATAAAAACTTATATTTGCTTTAACATTTAAGAAGTTACCGAACTGTGGGAATTCTCTTTGTGTTGTGACTGATTCAATACCACAACCATCACCTCTTGCAAACTTAGAGCTTAAAATAGGCATGAATTCTTCTTCAGTGGTAAAAGAGGGAAATGGTATAACAAACTCTTTCCAATCCTCTCCTTTGTTTTTTCGATATCTGTAAACTAATTTAATGAAAGGCTGCAAGACAGAAAGTTCTGATGTGCCAATCTTGGTCATAAATTTTACATACTCATTATACTTCTTTTGTTCAACAGGGTCAACTTCTTTGTTTGCTGAGTAAGATTCTTCAAATTCTTGATAGAGGTTTGGGTTAAAAGATACAATGTGCTCTTTACCCTTCTCTCTTACAACTTTTAGAATATTATGATCATCTTCTGGCATGTTTTTACACAATTGAAGAGGAAAAGTATCATCGTACAAAACCTTGGCTATGCCAGATCTATTTGCTAAATTTGTACCTCTATTAATCTGAGGAGCAAATATATCAGATATAAACTGCTGCTTATTAAGACCACCTTTTGACAGTGGGAAAAACAAATTTAATGAGGAATCAGAAGAGTTGCTCATATTATAATCCAAAAATACTTAATGCTTCATCTAAGAACAGGGGTACCTGTACTACTTCTCCAAGTTCTACATGCTGTTCAGTTGGCTTTCCATTGAACCAAGCGATTACCCACCATAATTCTGGTGAGCCATAATACTCACTTGCTAATTTGTAAAATCTATCACCTCTTTTCCAAACAACAGATGTTGTTTCTATATCATTATACTCGACCTGATTTGGATATTTTAGTAATGTAACTGGTAATTGTCTAATACCTATTTCGCCGTATCTTTTTTTAAATGCCTTTCGATAGCCTTCGGTAGCATTTATAAATTGTAGTGAGTTTCTGTATCTTGATATAGCCATATTATTTTACCAAATCTGTTATTAAACTTCCTATTTTTCTAGCTCTATTGCCAATCGCATTTGCACTGGAAAGGGCATCAGTAACCAGTTCTACTGCTGCATCGGCAACATCAGCGATACCATCACTTTGTTGTGCAGTGAATGGAATAGTATCACCTTGCAAAGCATATGGGAACTGCTCTGAGTCAATAAATCCACCAGTCTCGGGGTCAAAACCAGGAGTTTCTTCGTGAAGCACACTAAAATTAAATGATAACTCATAAGACTTAGCATACACAGTACCACCTGCATCGTCCTCTACTATGAAGATGCCATTGGTATCAATACCGTGAGTAATATTAATGCCGCCATTGACATAGCCTAAAAGACCTCTGGTGGGATTTGTGTAATCGCAAATTAGATTTGCGAACTTAACTCTAACCAATGGAGGCGAGTTGATGATTCTAGTTCTGTTTGTTTCTGTTCGAACATAACTTGGGTATAAGTTTTTTATGATTGTATTGATATCTCTCATGATATCAATTGCATGTTGCTCATTAAAAGCAGGCATTGCCAATGTAAATGAAATTGATCTTTTGGTCGATTGGTAAACTGGAATGTCATCTTGACGACCAAATACAGAGATTGGGCTAAAGCTAGGTGTGAAAGTGTCTTGTAAGGCTTTTAAGTAAGCTGGAAATACTGCCGAATCTCCAGTCGTTGGAAACTCTAAAAATACATTAGCAAAAGGATACTTTATTCTTAGTTCTCTTTCCTCTGAAGGACCACTAGAAAGCTTTGGATCTTCCTGTAGGGAGATGAATTGATTTTCTTGACTTCTTATCGCTCCAAATATTTTTTTATGAGACATAATATATTTCCTTATTGACCTGTCGGTAAGGTTGCTCTACCACCACTAACACCTGTAACTTTTACTGTGACACCTCGCTTGATCTGATCCATCAAAGCTTTTTGTTGAGCTTCAAGGTTTTTCTGGATTTTATCCATGAAGGTTCCAAGCCTCTGTAATCCCTGTTGCTGCAAGGTCTGATTTAGTGCTTCTAAATTACTAGCTACTTTTTCTGCTGCTATTGTCTGTTTGTTAATAAGTTTATCGTTTGTTATTTGTCTTCTTTCTGCTCTTGTCGTATTTTCGTCAGCTAATTGTTTTTGATCTTTTGCGGACATAGCTGTCATTTGATCTGACTTCTCAAGCATTCTGTCTAATTCTGGTCCAATGCCCTTATCAATAAATCCTCTAATTGTTCCAACATCAAACCCTGTTGTTTGTGAAAGTTGGCGAATAATAGCTCTTTGTCCTAGCTCACTCATGCCTCTAATTCTGCCACCAACACCAGCAATTGATTCAGCTAAATATCTTAGTCTTTCGGGTCTAGACATTAAAATAGCTTGTTGGGCATCAAAAGTACCGCCCAAGTTTGAAAGAAGCATGTTAATTTGTCCACCCAACTCAAAGCCACCTTCAACAGTATCAAACTTATCAACAACTCCTAGGAGTCCATTGACACTTGTACCAAGTGTTCTAGCTGCTTGTTGGAAAACACTAAACCTTTGTAGTGCCTTACTAGAATCTAAAGTAACAAAAAATTGATCAACCGACCTATTAAAATCATTAAATACTTTAGTAAATGGTTGTCCGGTTTGCCTAGCAAAATTCAATAAAGTTCTAGAAAATTTGTCTGCTCCCTCTCCACTTAAATTAAATCCTTTGTTTAAATTATTTAATAAATCAATAGTTTCAAATTGTTCTATTCCAAATTTTTGATTAACTACAATAAGCTTTGTTAATGCTTCTTGGTTATCTTTAAAAGTGCTAGAAGTCAATTCATTTAAATTGTCTCTAACTCTTAAAGTTGCACTAATCAAGTTGCTAAATTCAATGTTGTATGAGGATAGGCGGTCTTGTTGCTGTCTTAATGACAAAATATATGCTCTGCTTTCGCCAACATTTAACTTATTTAATTGAATTCTATATTTTTCAATTTCATCCACATTTTTCTTAAGAAGGTTACCAGCAACTGCAATACCCCTTGCCATTCTTGATTGCTTGTCATCAAAAACAGCTTTTGCAGCGGCTTCAATATCATTGAGTCCACCTTTCAAGCCTATAAGAGCATTTCCAAGCTCTTCTGCTACACCTTTTAATTTTCTTGCACCTTTAGCCGATGCAGCAAGGTCTGATTTGCTTGTAGAAGTAGATTTTAATTTTGCAACATATTTTCCATATGCATCACTATCGACCTGACGGAGTTCATTTAAGAGCCTTTTCTCTCGATCGCTTCCGCGGCGAACATCTACTAATGCAGCTAAAATGTCATTCTTAGTCATTGACAGATTTTCCTCTAAACTAAATAGCTAGTTGAAAATATTATTTTTCATTCTCTTTTTTGAAGTATTTTATAGTTTGATCAAATATCCAAGATCGCAGTACAACGGTAAATGAATACAACTCAGAGAATCTAAAGTTAGTTCTCATAGTCATAATAAACATTTGTTCATAGACAGAGTTAATATAATCAGTCGTCAACCCAAAAAAAGCCTGCCCCTAGAGGCACACCTCCTTGATTATCATGACCGCACTCTTGACAAGTGTGCTGGTAAGTTGTATCCACATCTGGTTTAACTGCAACATAGCATTTTTGCAAATATCTTGAGTCTCTCAAAAGCAGAGAGGTGACAAAAGAGTTAATTGTGTTTGGATTAGTATCACCATTTACTGATACAATTAGTCTTCTGTGAGTTGTTGCAACACTATCTTCAGGCAAGTTGTGCTTTTTTCTATTCTCTATCTGATTATTGATATGTTCTTCGTCTTCTGAGTCAAACAATTTGAACTCAACAGTGGCTTTAGATATGGGAGTCTCTACAACAAAAGTGTTTCTATCAGTAATGTTGTATGCTTCAAAATCAATATCTAAATTTTTAATTTCGCTAATTTTGATTGTTTTATCATAAACAGCAGAGCAGTTTTGACAAATAGATTTAAATTGATATTCATCGCCATAGGCATTCTTTCTACAATTTAAGATAACTGCTAGTTTATCACCCGGTAACAAGGTTTTTGAAGTTACTCTGTCAACACTGACACTCTCAATCAATTTATCAAAGACAACACCTCTTTGAACATAAGATGGAGAGGTAATAATGTCCTCTTCTTTTGTAGTCATGAATCTAACTTCAATTGTCTTCTTGTTGTGCCATGGATGATTTTGTGGATAAAATCTGCCTTCAGATGGTAGATCAACAAAGTCTGTAGGAACATTGTAAGCTGCTACATTTACAGTTGCTACTGTTGGCTGTACTGGTGGTGGCGCAGCTTGAGCGGCTTGCATAGCCTTTTGCTCTTGCTGCTTCATGAACTGCTCAAATACCTCTGGTGGTATTTGGGTCCGACCCGAATTGTCTCTTGTCATTATTTCCTCTTATTTAGCCTAAAGAAAGCTTTGCCCAATCATATTGTACACTAACTGCAATATCTGTTAAGGCTTCGCCACTATATGTTAAGGAGCTAAATTTTAGTCCTACAATCATTGCATTAAAAATTTCCCAAGTCTCAACTGAGTTTCCATCTGGATCTAACAATAATATTTTTACATTCCCCAAAGCTCTCACTAAGTTTTCTTTTGTGACATTCTTTGTTCCGTAAACTGATTCGTTTGCTGCTAACTGTGGGTTGCCAACTGCATCTAATGATTGTACTGCATCTGCTGTGTTTACATTGTCTGGGTAGTAATAACTTTGAGCTAAAAGCTTATTCATTAAATTAGCACCAACTGTACCATTACTGTTATCTAAGATCTCTCTAATTGTAAAATTGATAGGATCCCATTTCACTCTGATTGGGTAACGAACAACATGATCTAACAAAAGCTGCTCTTGTGTTTGAATTGTATAGGATGGTCTATCGACTTGAGTAATATAAGCTGCTGGAATATCATCAATTAGTAAGTAAAAGCGATGCTGCTGCTGTGCTGCAACAAACATACTATCTTGTTTTATTGGATTTTGTCCATTATACAAAGAAGAATATCTTTGATTCTTGGATAAAATACTGCTACCGTATGATTGCTTTGAATTACTCATTAAAATAATTAGTTAAAAACTAAATTATTCAGTGGTACTGAAGGATTCTAACTCAGCCCAGTCGTATCTAATCTGTAGCTGTAGCTCGATTAAGCCTTCATCACTGTAGCTCATCTGGTTGTAAGTTACTGACTTAACCCAAACATTGTTGAGTCTCCAAGTCTCAATTGTTTCACCAGCGGTGTTGAGAGTATCAATTGTAACCTGACCTAGTTGATCAATAAAGTTTGATTTACCTAAAGACTTTCTTAGGTAATTTGGATCTGATGGTGAGCCACTAAAGTCACTTGGGTAAACATAGCCGGCATTTCTTACTAGATCCAACAATCTTTTGGAGACATCGGGATCGATTGGATCTACTAAGGAAATACTGATCTCATTCCAAGTTACACGACCTGGAAAGTAAAAGTTGTGAACTAAAAATTCATGTTGTGCCTCACCAACTGTAACAGAGGGTCTGTCAGTTGTCTTAACAACATAGGCTGGGATACCTGCCAAGTTTAAAATAAATTTAAATTTTCTTTTTGGTTCTGTTAGTGGGTTAGCCCATACTGGAATTGCTGTAGCCATTTATTTCTTGTCTCCTAAACCTAAATAGTTTCTCTTTAAATTAATCATCAAATGATGCTCCAGTGTTGGTGATGATGAAGTCCAAAGCAATGTATTCAATTGCTCTTGCTGGCTTGATGAACAACTTGGCATACAAGATGTTTTGGTCAATCAAGTCAGGTGTTGTTGTGGTTTCATCTAGAACCAACTTGTAGTCGGTTAAACCAAAGCGAGTCTTAACATCGTTCAAGAATGGGATAGCCTGATTCTTGAAGTTGTTCCAGGTGTCTGGCACATTTGGCTCAAATAGAACACCGTTAGAGATTCTAGAAATGCCTCTCTTGAGGAATACTAGAAGCCTGCGAACATTAATTCTATCTAAAGCAGATCGCTCAACTTGCAAGGTTTTTTGACCGAAGATGACAACACCCTCATTTGGGAATGTAGCGATTGGGTTAATACCAGCCTCATAGAGATCATCTCTGTCGTCCTTGAAGAGTTTAAGGGCTGTAGAGACGACTGGGAGTCCAGACACACCAGAGGATAGCCCACCGCGGTTAAAGCCAGCAGGAGCGAACCATGGAGCTTGTACACGGTCTGTGTAGGACATTGCACCTAGCGCCGCCACAGTTGGTGGTACCCAAAGATCAACACTGTTAATATTATCACGAATTTTTACCCATGGAAAGTAAGTTGCAGCATAACTTGAATTTGTAGCTACTGATTTTCTGTTAGTAATGTATGTGCTCACATTACCATTTGTCTCACTATTGCTTGTGTATTGGTAATCTGCGGGTGGAACATACCCACCAACATACTCTACAACAGCAAGAGCATCTGCTCTCTCGGCAGTGTTATCAACTAGCTTTGTAACCAAAGATGTGTTTGTCATACCGGGCACAGCAATAACATTGTATGAAACCTCTTCTGGATTCTTTACAGTGTTGATTGCTCTTTCGAAAGTAAAGTACTCTGAACTAGTTTCTTTATTACTTGGTGTTACTAAACCGGGGGCTAATGGGTCTGACTTTGTGATATCAAAGCCATCAGTACCACCGAAGAATAGTGTTGTTAGACCGGGTGCACCCGTTGCTTGCTCTAACACCTCATCGACACCGCCCTTCGCTGATAATGAAGCACCGGTTTGTCGTGCATCATCGGCATAAACCAAAATAGATGAGGTGCCGGCAATTGCACTGCTTGCTCCATTGTACTTAACATTATCTAATGTTGTAATAAAAGAAAAATCTAAGAAGCTGCTTGACTGGTAGCCAAGAACATCTTTTGGTCTAATTCTGCTAATGTCAACAACATCCTCTCTAACTAGATTTGAACTATCGTCGCGAACGGAGACACCAAAGTTGGCTTGTCTAAAAGCACCAACAGTTGCTAAACTTGCCTGACTTCTTGTCACTGGGGCTGGGAAGATACAAACAAGGCTAGCCGAAGCTTGATTTCTGACGGTAGCATTAGCTTGTCCGTTTGCCGGCATCTCATTACCAATCAGTACAAAATCGGCGCCGCCATCTGGGGTGCTTAAAGATCCACTTACACCGGCAGCAAAAGCGACAGGTTTATACCTTGTGGGTCCAGTAACACCGTAAGGAACTAAATCAGATGTAAAACCGTTGGTGTATTTAGCATTAACCTCTACTCTACAATATTTTGATTGATTTTCATATTCACCCTTCTCAATGTTTCTATTTGTAGATTCGTCGTATTCGACATATTTTGTACCAATTTTTCTTAATAGGTAATCATCAGAATTTTTATTTAATGTACAGTCTAAAAATGATTCAACCACTTTCTTACTAGTATCATTGTCTCTAAGTTCTCTTAAAACAACATTAAATCTGTAATAAGGATCTACATCGGATAAAACAGGTGGTCTAATGTTTTCAATGCTTACTTTAAGATTCTCTTGAATCCACTGTCCATCATTCAATCCAACAAGTCTAAAAAGCTTTTCAACTCTTCCAGAATTAATATTAGCTGTCATATCCTTGCTAAAAGAAGCTGTGTCATTTGAAAGATCTTGACTAAGAATCCAGCCAGACTTGGGAACTGATGCATCTTGATCTAAAGCACCTTTTCTAAAATCTGAGCCGCCTTTGCTAGCGGCACCCAAACCAACAATCATACCAAACATTGAGCCAGCAGTATTAACATTCATTGATCCAGTTAAACTATTTTCAAATGTTTCACCTAAGAAGTATCCAACCGGATTGTGAGCAGATCCCCTACCAATTAGAGTCGGATCTGTATTAAAGACTTTTCTAATAAAATTACTATTGCCCTTTTGAAGACTAAATTCCAATTGAGCAGTTGGCAGCGGGCTGTCACTGTCGCCAGTCCCGTTAAACCTAACATTAAATTTACCACTAGTGTCGCTCTCAAAAACTGCGGAGGTTTGATCAGCAATGACAGTGCCATCATGTGCCAATGTGCCTGTAAGCTCTATAGATCCGGTGGATAAATACCATATAGCGGCAAGAGAGCCTGATATTGTCGCACTAGATCCAGATGTCCATACCATTAAGCCATAAGCACCGCCTCGACCACCGGGTCCTACATCATCAGCGATATTACCAACTTTCCAGCCAGCTTCACCGCCAGTTTGTTTATCATCAGATTCAACACCCAAAGTTCTAACAAATGTTAAAGCCTCACCGTTTCTTAACCAAGACTGAGCCGCATAAGTTGCATACATTGGAGAAGTGTAATTCCCCTCTCTCCAAACATCACCGCCGGCGCCGCCGTCGACGGGCTCCCCAAAGGTTGAAACAAAGTCTGAAAAGCTTCTCACCTCAACCGGGGTAAACGCGGGACCTCTTCTCGCTCTACCAATTACACAAGCACCAATTGCTGGTTCATCTGCTGGAATTTGGGAACGATCGATTTCCTCGATTCGAATACCGGGTGAAATAAATCTAAAGTTTTTTGCTGAAACTGCCATGTGTTAAAACTCCCTGCACAAATAGTCTATTGTAAATAGTTTTTGGAAAGCCAAAATGCTTATTGTCTAAAGAAACCATCATCGTTGTTTGGGTTTTTCTCTTGAAGTGAGGATCTTTCTCTAGTGAATCTAATCTTTGCGGCTGATTCTCGACTTGCAACAAAAGGAGTATCTTGATTTATTCCATCAGCAGTAATATATCCTAAAACTTTTATTTTAATTTGCGAATCAAATTTCTTTTCTTCTCCACCCAAGTTTGAAGCATTACTGGTAATTGAGTAATCATCCTCAATAAAAGCTTCAAATTTGTGGTTTTCATACTCTACCAAAAACTGATTGATCCCACCTGTGAATCTTTGGAAAGGTAGCAGTACTTCATTTAATTGTTGAATGTAATCAGTTCTGATTTTGATTGTGTAGTTCATGTTTAAAAACACTGGATAACCAGTATAAAGTGTCTCATAAACGACAGCACTTGATTCAAATGGAAGCTTAAAAGTATCCTGTGTTTGTTTTGTGTATCTTTTAGCTTCTGCATTTTGGAAGTTTTGTGTTTTATCCTTCACAACTCTTCTGTAAAGAGGAAAAGCTCCTCTTTTTCTATCCATCTGAGCAAAGATGTTGCCTGGAATTACTCTCTCGTTCGCATTAGTCTTTGAAACTGAAGTTCTTTCTACAACCATAGCGGGGTAAATGATTGCCTGTGAATCAATCTCTCTTAGCTCTTTATTGTCTTTTACTTGGAAAGCTCTCTCTGCGGTGATCCAAATGATTGGAACCTTTCTACGACCTTCATTAGAATCTGTGTAGATGTCTAGCTTTTCATTTAGCCAATTGTAAAGAGCAAAATCAACTGTCTCTAAAGTTGATGGGCTAAGTGTTTTTTGTTTTGTAGATTTATTCGGCATTAAACTTCCCCTTTCTTGCCCTTACACACTTGGCTTCGATCTCGTAACGAAAATCAATCTGTCCAAATAACTGCTTTGGTTCATTTAACTCTGTGATCTCATAGAAGATGTCACCGTAAAGAACAAAGTCACCCTCTCTTACAAAAACATTTTGATCTTCACCTAATCTTCTTTTATGAAACTTTACATTAATAGTTGCTTTTTTATCTACACCAAAGTCTGAGGTCTCTGTCAAGATTCCCTCAAATGTTACAAGAGCATAAACTCTAATGGGCGGTAGGAATGTTTTCTCGATTGCCTCACCGTAAAGCGGATGATAGTTTGAGTTCTCAATGCTTAGAGGATAATAAGCAACCGGCTGGGCTACAACTCGATCTGTAACTTCATCAGTTACTTGTTTAACGAAGTCTCTCTCCTTCTTATTAAAGAAGACTGGACCGGGTGGGGCTGCGGGTTGTGACCATTTGTCTTTTGGATCTGGCATTTATTTATCCTTGGAAAATAGGCATTGGAACCTTGGCAAAAATTTCGTCGTTTGTCTTAACTAACTCGGCATCCTTTTTAGATAATTCAACATA